AGACGTTTTTTTCCTGTTCCAGCAGCAGACCTTTGGAAACGTAGGTCAGCTGGAAGGCTTCGAAGATCGGCCAGACATCGAGCAGCGCGTCGATAGCCTCGGGGCTGGGGACGATCACGTTGCCATCGGCGTCGCCAATGCCCTCCCAAGTGAGAACTGCCCGGCGCGCCAGCGCCTTGGCGAAGGCAACGGCGCGTTCCTCGTCGGAAGCGTCTACCGGGACCGCCTCGACAGCCGCATCGCTGCGCGTCGCAACCATTAGCGCCGTGGTTAGTGGACGCAGCTGCACCCGGACGCCCGGCGCGAGGTCGTGCCAGCGGGGTGCATTCGTCAGATCGAGGGTCAGCATCAATAAATCTCCACATCATTCACGAGGGTGGCGGTGCACATCCGGCCGATCGTGCTGTCGCGTGCGGCCTGCCAGTCGAAGGTGGCCTGCACGCCCTGCGGCCCGGAAATCTCGATCCGGGGGCGCGGCAGATAGACGGCGTGCACGGTGAAGGTAAAGCTCTCGCCGGAAGGCAGCACATAGGCGAACTCAAGCTCGCAGGGATCGCCATTGATCGCCTGTGTCACCAGCGTCTGATCGGCGAAGCGCACCTCGATGGAGCCGGTCAGCGCGGCGATGGAAGGATCCGCCCCATCGATACGCCCGTCCGAACGGATGGTTTCGATGCGGTCGAGATTGTTGGCGTAGGTAATGTCGGCTGAAACGACGTTGCCGAGGGCCGACCCGTTTCGCGTGATTGCCCCGTTGAAATGGCCGAAGCGCTGCAGTTCGAGACCAGCTGGCGTGCCTGCGCTGGTTGTCGTGCCGACCGTCTCGCCCTGTGCGACCAGCCGCGCGGTCGCGGTCAGCAGACCAGATCGCTGCATCTGCCAATTGATCTGGTCGAGCACGCAGCCGGAATACATCGCAAAGCGTGGCACCTCGGGCATGCCGGTTTCGATGGACATGCTGGGCAAGGTCCAGGACCCCGACTGAAACTCATGCGTCCAGGGGCCTGTGCCAGTTGTGATCGGATCGCCAAAACCCGCCTTCAGCCAGAAGCCGAAGGCCTCGGCGTCCAGCGGCACCACGACATCGCCATCCGCCGTCACTGCATCCTTGATCGGTGCCAGCGGATCACGGCCGTAGCCCAGCAGTTCAGAGTTCAGCAGCGGCTGCTCCGCACCCAGCGAAGTGCTGGCGAACGGCATCTTCGTGAAGCCGCCCACCGGCGGTGTTCCATAGGTCGTCTCGAATGCAAGCGCCATTTGCGCCCGCGCCCCTTGGGCTCGTGCCATCGTGTTCTCCTTGAATTGTCGGGGTCAGCCGAGCGGATCGGCCGTTGAATAATGCAGCATCACCGGGATCACGGCCGCCTTCAGGCTGGCCGCACCCTCAACGGGCAGATCGACCGGGCGCGGCGCTTCGGCCTCGATCCAGTCGCAGAGGCCGCCCAACGTGCGGTCGGCGGCGATGGCCGTGCCGATGCTGGCGGTCAGTGTGTCGAAAGTGGCGTCACGGTCAGCGCCCTGCACGACCGCCTCGATCTCGGCGCGGTGCTGGTAGTGGTAGCGCAGCGGCGACAGCGTCACCTCGGGCTCTCCCGGTTCGCCGTCGCGGACGATCAGCAGGCCGTCGGACGGGACGCGTTCGGGAAGCACCTCGCCGCGCAGGGCGGTGGCGGGCAGCGCCGAAAGCCGCGCATGCAGCGCGGTGAGGATGGTTTCGCGGGAGGTGGGCATTGGCTATTCCAAGACCTAGATTGTTTCCAATGGCTGCCAGAAAGCCTAACGGTCGTGCAAATGGATCGCACTCCTTGGACTGTGTGCTAAGCACAGCGGGCAGGCGTCACAAAGGGCGAACAGTGAAAAAGACACCATTAGCGGCACGATTTACTAAGCAGCTTGTTCGGGTTAACGATCAAGTATGCTTCGCAGCTCTGCAGCAATGGGAGTTTACCCAGCGCCTCAATTTGTATGTTGATGACCGGCCTCACGAATTCACGACTGATGCTTTCCCAGAAAATCCATTTGCGGAGGTCATATATCGAAGAGTTGGCGATCTACCCAAATTTTCGAACGAGGCGGAACAAATCGCCTTACAAATGGGAATCATCGCAGCTGCTGAGTATGTACTGGCTTACATTGAGGAAGTGCAGAAACTCCGTGATGAGGTATCATCAGACGAAGTAGAACCAATTCGAGATGACGCAGAGGAAGAACAGCTACGGCTCAAAATATCACGGTGGTGCGGCGGATCACCAACAGCAGGCTATTTCCGGACTTTGGGCTATTTTCGCTTGCTCCGAAACCACTACGCCCACGTAAATGAAACGCCATCGCCCGCCTTCAGTAGCTACATTCGATCGTACGGAACCCCACTCAACGCCTTCTGGAACAACGGCGTCACGGACATTCACCAGATCGTTTTCCGGACGTTGCACACGACTAGCATGACACCGGACTTGGCATTCGGCGTTATGAACCTTCTGCGGGTATCCGTTCAGCACATAGATGAAATGGTAGCTGAAACACTGAATCTTGACGAGGTGGCTCGGTGGATAGTACTTCAGATCCGGACAGAACCACGAGCCCGTCAATTTCATATCAAACGAATGTCTTCGAAGGTAGCAACAAGACTTCGAATGGATTGGAATATTGAGGTGCCATTGCCAATTGTGATCGAGCTGGTGGAAGATATTATCTTGGATACCGAATAGAAGAAAGTGCAATGCACTATTCGAGTCATACCGTTCAATATGACTCGCGCTTAGCCCTCCAGCCCCTTTTAGATCAATAATTCGGGAGGATATTTTTCCTGAATTGGCTTAGCCTTTGTCAACTCATACGCCCGTCCACCCAATTCGCCACAATCAGCCCCGGCACGGCCTCATGCGCCCGCTCGGCATCCCGCGCCAGATCCAGCCGCTTCGGCAGTTTCACCTGTGGCACCAGCAGGAAGATCGGCGCGGTGACCTTTCCGCGCCCGGTTTTCGAGCGCGACACCACCGCCTGGCCTTTCGTGTTCAGCCGTCCCTCCGCCACCAGCAGGCTCGGACCCGTTCGGCGATAGACGAACCGCAACCGCAGACCGCGTCGCCGTTCCCATTCACCGGGGGTGATCCGACCGCCGCGCGTGGATTTACCGGCGGCGGGCAGCGGGATCGCCAGCCAGAAGCCGTCCTTCGAGCGGATCAGCGGGCCGGTGTCGTGGGCTCCGACGATCACCGGGGCCTTGGACCAGACCAGCGCCGCCGCATCGAGGCTTTCGCCAGACCTAGGGAAGTTCTGGTTGCGGATCGAGTTGGCGAGCCGCCGCCCCAGCCCCGCGCCGGTGATCTGCGTGCGCCAGGCAGTCTTGAGCCCGGTCCCGGCCTCGCGCATGGCAGCGGTCACCGCACGTTCGCCCGCCACGACCTCCGCCGCCATCATGTCCACAATGTCCGGATCGATGTCGAGCTTGAGCTTCACGCGGGCCTCAGGTCCACGGTCCAGACCAACCGTTCCCGGTCGCGCACAGGCTCACCCTGAATAAGGAAGGCGTCGCCATCGATTTCCAAGCGGTCACCCGGACGTGGGGCCTGAACCTCAGCCACGCGCAAATCGATCCGGGTCGTTTCCGACCAGAGCCGCGCGTCACCGAAGCCAGTGAGCTCGTCTGCGCGGCGAGTGACCAAACGAACCAGGCGGGGTGCCGCTCCGTCCGCGGTGTAGACCGCGTCGCGGGCGATGTTGGGATCGCCGAAGAGATTGTCGATGGCGTCTGCAAAGAGGGACATGGCCTGATCGATCAGTTCGAGCTGTGCAGGCGGATGGCCAGCCGCGGGCGCTTGTTGACCGGCAGGATCGAGGCCTCGGTCATCAGGTCGATCCAGCGGCCCTTGGCGTCGATCATCTGGCGGGCATAGAGCGGAAGGCCTACGGTATTGGCCGTCTCCAGCAGGTTTGCGGGGCCGCCATAGGTGGTGAACGTGTCGAATGTGCCAAGCGGAAAGGCAATGCCCTCGCCGGTCGGGATCAGGCGTTCGGAAGTGCCGTTCGAGAGGGTGACGGAGCCGTTGTATTCCTCGAAGAGGATGCCCGCGAAGGGGAAGGCGCGGCGCATGTCTTCGCGCAGCGGCTGGCCGCCGGTGGCCGAGAAGAACTTGTAGGCGTCTTCCGTCTTGGGGTGGCTGATCAGCTTGTCGAAGAACTCGGAACTGACCAGCGCATGCGCGGTGGTCATGGTCTCGCCCAGCAAGTTGTCCTCGATGCCGCGCAACGTAGTGCGGACCTTGGCCTGGATGTTGGTGCCCGCGGTGCCGAAGACGAAGTCGACAGAGATCTGCGTGATCCCGAATTCGGTAAAGTAGTCGTAGAGCGTGGTGCCCGCGCCGTCCTTCACGATGCCGCGGAGCGCGTTCATTTCCATGTATTCGCGGGTCTGGGCGTGCTTGCGGCGCATCAGCGTTAGCTTGCGGTTCATCACCTCGACGAGCGGATCGGCGGCATCCGAGACACCCAGCGCTGGCATCCCCTGGATGTCGGCAGGTAGGATCACGTCGTCATGCGGGATCCACGGGAGCGCGAAGCTGCGCATCGAGCGCTGTTCGCGGTTGCCGACGGTGGCGGGTGCACCGAGCGGGACGGAAGGCAACAGGCTGAGCACACCCTCACGCTGTTCGATCACGATGGAGCGCTGGGTCACGCCCTCGAAGCGGAACAGGCCGATCTGGCCAAGGCGGGTATAGAGGTTGGGCAGGATGTTGATGGCCTGCGTCATTTCGGCGAGCGAATAGCCGCCCGCGTCAAACGGGTTGCGGGTAATGGTCATGGGGAACTCCGGTAAAAGAGGGGGCGGTTGAAACAGAGAGTGGACGCACGCGCGGGCGGGCCGCCGTCTCAGGCGGTGTCGCGCGGGATGATTCCGAGGGCGGCGAGCTGGCCGAGCTTGGCGGTGATCTTGGTCCCGTCATCGACCGTGCCGTCGTAGGCCAGCGCCGCGCGCGAGACGATCGCCGGCCCGCGCACGAGCACGATACCCGCGGCATCGGCCGCCGTGGCGTCGACGGCATAGAGCAGCACGGCGGCTGCGGTCTCCGACCCGTCGGCGCCGGTGTCGGGGGAGAGCGCGTATTTGCCGCTGGCGGTGATGCGCCCGAGCACGGCGCCGATCGGATAGGCGGTGCCGGTCAGCAGCGTGACAGTCTCGCGGGTGTAGTTAGGATTGACCTCGTATTTGAGGACATCGCCCATCGTGGGCGGTTGGGTCAGGACGGACATGATATGGCTCCTGGGCTGAGGGCAAAAGAAAATCCCCCGCCGGGCAGGCGCGGCGGGGGATCAGGTGGGCGGTGCGTGATGGTGAGGCTGACGTTCAGCTTTTTGTTCCGGCCGAAGCGGCACGCTTGGCGGCTGCGACGATCGGGCTCTCTTTCGCCAGTGGCAGGACGGGCGAGCGCGGGGCCGCGACGATGTCGCGGGCATCCGCAGCGGCGCTGGCGCGTTCCAGCACCAGGCGGCGCAGAGCCTCGGGGGTGGTGCCTTCGCGCAGGGCTTTCGCAGCATCAATAGCGATGCCGAGGCGGCCCGCCTGCGCGGCAATCTCGGCGATCTCCGCCGCCGCCTCGCGAAGCTGCAGTGAGAGCTCTGCCAGATTGCCGGGCTGTGTCGCAGCATGGGCGGGCGCCGGCGCTGCGGCAGCGCTCGGTTCAGCCGCTGCGGGGGACGGAGCCGGAGCGTCAGGTGTGTCATCGGCGGCATCGGTCTCATGATCGTCGATTTCCGTCGTGCCGATGTCCGTGTCCTGGGGCCTGTCGTCTGGGTCGTGTTCGATGGCCATGTGTGCCTCCTGTCTGGGGTGGGATAGGGATGCGCGCCGGGCGCGCGTAGGCGAAGGGATGGGGCTGCGCGCAACGCGCTGCCGGAAGGCGGCGAAGCCCCGCGTCAGATCGGTGATCTCGTCGGCGAGCCCTGCGGCAACAGCATCTGTCCCGCGGAATACTGCGGCCTCGGTCGCCAACGCAGCCTCCTGGCTCAACCTTCCGGTGCGGCCTGCGGTGACTGTTTCGGCGAACAGAAATCGCAGCACATCGATCTCGCGCTGGATATCGTCCTGCACGGCTTCGGGCAGAGGCTGGTAGGGATTGCCATCGACCTTGTGGCGTCCGGAATGCACCAGCGTCACGCGCACACCGTCCTGATCGAGCTGGCCGCTGAGATCGGCATGCAGCACGACGACCCCGATACTGCCGAGCGCGCCGGTGCGCGGCAGAAGGATGCGGTCGGCCTGAGAGGCGAGCGCATAGCCCGCCGAGAAGGCGTGTTCGGCGACGAAAGCCCAGACCGGCTTGCTACCCCGAATAGCACGAATGCGATCTGCAAGATCAAAGACGCCCGCAACTTCGCCGCCAAAGCTGTCGATTTCCAATGCGAGACCGCGCACGGCAGGATCGCTTGCCGCCGCCTCGATCTGGGCGGCGATCCCCTCATAGCTGGTCTGACCCGAGGACTGACCGATCCAGCCGCCCCGGTGGATCAGCACGCCAGCGATCTCAATCACCGCAATCCCTTCAACCAGCGCGTAGGGCGCATCGCCGTGCTGGCGCAAGCGCTCAGTCAGGCCACCGGCGAGGATGCTGGCGCGCGCGGGCAGATGGCTAATGCCATCCAGCGTGTCGTGCCCTTCCGCCAGTTCGACTCGACGTCCAAAGATACGTGGTCCGAGGCCCGACAAAAACGCCATGGCCTTGGAGGGTTCGACCAGCAGCGGCGTATTGAAGGCGCGCGCGGCAATCCGGGCATGGAGCATCAGGTCTGGTCCTCGTCTGTGTGCGGGCGGTCCTCCGCGTCATCGATTGTTTCCGTGTCGTCGTCCCCCTCCGACACCGCCTGCACACCCTGCGCGGGCGAGCCGGGGCGGCGGAAGTCGAGGCCCAGCGCGCGCTCGCGGGCGTGTTCGGCGGCGATCTCGCGGTCCACCTGTTCGGCGTCGTAGCCGCGCTCGGCGATGGCCTGGGTGCGG